AATCTTTGCTCGGACTTCGTCCTGATGATTCTTTCTAATTCTTGCCGCCATGATTACACTCCGTTAATTGAAAATTACACTCTGTTAATTCAGAGTTCTGCTCTCAGCCTTCTTAAAAGACTCCAGCAACCCACCAATAAGCCTCTCAACATCCCGAATACTCTGGAATGAATTGAGATTCACCTCGGTCTCGTATGCCATAGGCTCACCATTGATATAGACAACACCCCTAATCGTCACGTCATAGGGCGCTAATGCCTGTCTCAGTTCAGATGGATAGCCCACCTCTACACCTTTAAGGGGTTCGTAACTCCTCAAGAGCGTCTCAAGTTCGTTAATCCTCACGTCTACTCCATCAGTTATTGGTTGCGGGGGATGGAATCGAACCACCGACCTATTGGTTATGAGCCAATCGCTCTACCTCTGCGCTACCCCGCTATAAAAATTTTCTACGCACACCGCTTAGACCCCCTGTGTGCCAATCTTTTGGTCCGTAGGGGTCAAGTGCGTTCACGTATGGGATAGCGTTGGAGTCCTCAGACCCCCGTCCACTACGCTGTTGGTCACTCCACGGGATGTCCCTGTCCGTATTGCAGTGCCAATCCGTAGTTCACCGTTGATTTATATAGTGTTTCTGTGTAGTTGTGCCTACTTTTGTGCTTGTTAGTTAGTTGTTGCCCCCTCTTTGAGGGGCAACACCTGTCCCTTTGTGGGGAATGGACTCCCGTCCGTGTTACCCACACTAACTCTTTGATTTCAAACACAGAAAGGTAACTGACTTATGCGTACAAACACTTGCTTAACAAACGTCTATCAGGTCTCTAACGACATCCGTGAGTACGGAACTGTCTATGCCTATCACAAGGCTAGAGAACGTAATGCAACTTGGACACAAGCCTTATGGCTTATCTACGTATCCAAGTCTATGGACAAGCACCAGAACCGTAAGTACTCGAATGAGTACGTCTCTCTCCGTTAAGTTTTCTTCTCTTTGTTATTTCCCCCCTCTTTGAGGGGGAAATAACTTTCTTTTTTCTCTCTCGTTCTTCCATCAATGTTTCTTTACTCAAAGGAGTCTGTCATGTCTTTAGTTCTTTCTCAATCCGTTGCTCATCCAACTCAGCCACAAATTGATCGCTTGATCTCTCTTGGTATCACTACCGTTCCTAGTACTCGTACAGAGGCTAGCGCACAAATCACTAAGGCTATTGCCGAGCGTGATATGCGCCCAGCGACTACCGCTCAAAAAGGTAGAGCGGGTGTCTTAGGTGGTCGTGATCTTCCCGGCGCTGGTGTGCGGGAAGTTTCCTCACAAATCGCTTTGCTAGAGGCACTGGCACTGGTCGATGGTTCAGAGTTCAACTCCGAGTTGCACTCAGAAGCAATCCAGTTGCTTATCCAGCGTGTACGTGATCGCTTTGTTAAAGCGGTCAAGGTAACAGTACCCGCTCAGAAGTAAGACTACGCCTCAGTTCGGAGACACCCTCTGGACTGAGGCAACTTCTCTTTTCAACTATTCAATCTCGACTCGATATTTCCATGAAAGGAACTGATCATGCTTGCAGAAAAGTTAACTCAATTCACTGGTAGTGAGCATCATTACTTAGAACCACTGTCTCGTATGAAGTACACCGATGGTGTGAAGTACTTTGCAGATACTGCTGGAGCCTACTGGTTCTTAGACATCATCTTCTCAGAGTTCTCTCAGTTACAACGCTCAGTCGGATTCATGTCCATCTCTCTAGATGTACAAGGTAGCGAAGCAATCATCTCTGCTACCGATGGAAACAACTTTGAGTTAAAGGGTCGCCGTGTTGATTACACGGATTGCCCCGCTGGAACGTACAAGTTCTTCTTTTGCGACGATGTGTTGTTACTCCAGTCGGAGTACTAACCATGCGTAAACACATCCCTCAATCCCGTCTCAATATTTCCATGAAGCGGTTCATTCAGGCAACGATGTTCTATCTATCAACCCTTGCTTTCATTGTTATCACTGGCTTCTGGGTCACAACCCGCTCAACCGATGCTCTCACTCTCACCGCTTACTCACTAGGTTTCTTTGCATCAATGGCAATTTCATTTCGCTACTACACATTACTCACCAACAAGGAGGATGACTACTTATGAATGCTCCAGCCGAACTTGCTCGGGTATTTCCGTCTATCAAGGATAGACGTGAGGTACTCGGGCATCACATAGCAAGAATCAAACGACTGCTTCTCTCTCCCGATAGTCCCGAGCGCTCAACTCTTATGTCTGCGCTAGAAAAGATGACCATTGAAAAGGCTAAGTATTTGTCAAGACTGTTCCGAAAGATCCGCCAAGATGATTCAGAGTTCTCGTCTCGAGACAAACTGCGTGAGATATGCGCTAGTACCAACCATTTCTATGCACTACTAGAGTACGACTTGACTGGCAATACATACGGCTCATACACCAACGGTGACAAGCGTGTCACATACATCAACCGTTACATCCGACAGTTCGCCGAAGCAGATGACTGCGATGATTGCATGGAGATCATCAATGAAGACTTCTTTATGTGCAATGACTGCCAAGCATGGGAAGCAAACGATGTAGGCAGAACACCTTATGGCAGTGACTACGATCAAGTATGTCGCACTTGTATTGAAAACGAGTACACATTCTCTTCCTACTACGACCAGTATGTTTACTCAAACGATAGTCGTGAAGCCATTGACCAATATGGCAATACCGTCACCATCCATGAAGACGATGACGACTTCAGTTACAGCGACGAAGAAGACTGCTACGTTCATACTGACCACAATCCAAAGGCTAGATTACTTGGCTCATACCACTCACACAAGAATCAATTCCATCCAATCGTTTCCGACTGGACTAAGTTGCACAACCGTTACTTCGGTGTTGAGTTAGAAGTAGAAGTCGCCAAGGGTGGGCGGTTAGATTCAGTTGAGGCAGTCAATGCGGTCGCCAATCTAGATGAGAACGGCAAGTTCTGTTGGTTTGAAACCGATGGCTCACTATCCAATGGATACGAGATCATCACTCAACCGATGGGTCTTGACCAGCACGAAAAGTTCTGGGAGTGGCTCAAGACTGACCTTACCAAACCACTGTTATCTCACAAGACCACGACTTGTGGTCTACACATCCATGTCAGCCGCAAGGGTCTGTCCAAACTCCAACTGTCCAAGATGATCTCATTTGTCAATCATCCAGACAACGAGGAGTTCATCACTGCACTGGCTCGGCGCTACGCACAGAACTATGCACGTATCGGTCAGAAGAAGATCAGTACAGCATGGAAGTCTCAGCAATCCAGATATGACGCTATCAACATGGAGCCACGCCAAACCGTGGAGTTCCGTTTGTTTAGAGGCACTCTGAAATACGAGGCAGTCATTGCCTCAATCCAGTTCGTCAACGCCTTAGTTGCCTACTGCCACGATCAATCCGGTTACGGGTTTGACCTTAGCACTTCGTCCTTTTTGAAGTTCCTCGAAAAGAAAGAAATTCAGAAAGATACAAAGTATCTCCGCCAATACATCGACAGTCGTCTCGACTCTCGATAATCTAGAAAGGTTCGCTATGTGTATCTTGATACAACACAATAAGACTTCGTCTTTCTCTGACGAATTGCTCACTGATTTCTACACGCACAACTCAGATGGTTTCGGTCTCATGTATGGTGACGGAAACAAACTTCACATCACCAAGTCTCTTGGCAGTGTCGAAGAAACCATCGCACTCTATCGTGACTTAGCCGAAGGTCGTGATTGCGTCATTCACTATCGCATGAAGACTCACGGCAAGATTGATCTGACAAACTGCCATCCATACCGCATTACCGATGATCTCTGGGTAGCCCACAACGGGATACTGTCTGCTTCCAACCCAATCAACAAAGACTTATCAGATACATGGCATCTGATTGAATACATTCTCAAGCCTATCGCCGAACAAAATGCAGACAAGTTCTTCGAAGATGACTTCATCAGGTACATGGAGTCTCTGATCGGCTCAACAAACAAACTTGCTTTCTGTCACGCCGATGGGCGCACATCCATTGTTAACCGTGATTCCGGTGTCAACTATCAAGAATCTTGGATGTCCAACACATACGCTTGGTCAGCCGCCAAGTTTGGTGTTCGCTCCAACATACCAACCTACACCAAGTATTCAAACTACTCCAGCAAGTACGACTGGATGTATGAAGACTACGACTATGACGCTGTCCCGCCATTGCTCAAGTCTTCAGCGCCAGCAGAGCCAAAGGCTTATGTTGGCAACATCACAGAGAAGGCGTACTTCAACGCCCAGAAGGTAGCGAAGGCGGCATACAACTCTTGGATGCGTGGAGAAAGACATCTCATCCAATGGGTCATCGATGCCCCAGAGAAAGCAACCTTCTTCTTGGAAGAGTACTACCAATTCGAGAAGGGTGAAATCTATGACATGGTGCTAGCCGAACCGGAAGAAGCGGCTAGTTGGGTGGCTGATCTGTTCATGACAGACTCCGTTCAGCCATCTCTTATCCAGTAATAGGTTTGGGGCTACCCGAAAGGGTAGCCTTTTTAATTTAAGGAAACGTATGCCAATGCTCAAACTAATACGCCGTCAATACAAGGTCATGGTTGGTGACAAGGTAATCGCCACACTGACAAACAGGAAGTCGGCAATGGAATATGCAATCAACTTTAACGAAGGGTTGGGAGACGGTGTCTCTCTAGCCTACGTTAAGTACGCCCACATCTACGAACCAAGGAAAGAATATGCAGATCATTAAATCAAAAGCGTTTACCGTACAAGTTCCCACTGGGAGGTATGTACTAGGTGACCCCTGTTACTCAGTTGCAGATGAACACTGGGATGCACTACTCGCTAGTTGCGATTACTTCAACGAACCTGTCGGCACAGTCAATGGTGTCAAGGTTCTTGCCTTCTCCACCAAGTGGGGCGATGGCTGTTACCAAGATCAATTCGGAAATGAATACGGCGTAGACGCTGGACTCATTGGTCTTGTACCAATCTCATTGGCTACCAAGAAGGATGACCCAGACGGATTGATCGTTGACTTCATCGGCTCAGTCATCTGCTCAACAGATGGCAACGGCAAACTTACCTTTGGTAAGTACGTCATTGACACAGACCCAGAGGGAGATGAATCATGGTAGATGAACTACTAACAATCATGGAAACCGAAACGCTAGATGACGGGTCAGTCGTTATTAACTTTGACCAGATCGACAAAGACAGTCGAGAAACCATCAAGCAAAACGGCTATGTAATGGTTCGCCAAGAAACCAATGAGTTCTTGGTGACCATCTTCAACTCGGATGGCGATGTTATTTCTGAAACATCACTTCCAATTAACTTTAAGGAGTGTTGATATGCAAACACTTGAAACCAAATGGATAGAAGAAATATCCCGTGTGCTTGTCGGTAAAAAAATTACAGACGTTAGTTACATGACCGCCGATGAGTGTAAAGAACTGGGTTGGTACGACCGGGCAATCATCATCGAACTACAAGATACCAAGGGCAACAAGACTTACTTGTATCCAACCAGTGATGACGAAGGGAACAACGCTGGCGCTATTGCAACCAGCGACCCCAAGTTAACTGTCATTCCAGTCTTTAGATAAGGAGAAATCAAATGCGCTTCAAAGTAAGAGCATCTTACGTATCGATTTGCGAAACCATCATCGAAGCAAAGGACAAAGACGAGGCTTGGCGCATTGCCAAGGCACTAGACGGCGGGGTCTTCGATACCAAGTTTGACCCTGATGACTGGCAGATTGACCACGTTACCCCGATAGAAGAATAACTTTTTCAAAACTTATATAACTTTTTAGAAAGTAATAGGGTATTTCCTACCCTATTTAACTTTACAGAAAGTTATTAGCAGTGCTAACATTAAACATCATCATCGCTACTAAATACAGGAGAAAGCAAATGAACGCAGTTACCAGCCATGAATCCACCGCACTAAACCAAGCCGTCAAGGTTGACCCTCACAAGGGTCAGCGTATCGGAGCAGTATCTAGCCAATGGTTCAGTCGCTCAGACGATGAGCGATTCTTATCCCTGACCGCCCTTGAGGAAGCAGTCAGTGTACGTTCCATGAACGCACAGCAAGAGATCATCGATGTCCGAGGGGTTGAGATCAGGGCTAAGTCTGACGATGCTGAGACCCTCAAGGTTACCTTCGACAACCAAGAACTAGATGCTACGCACTGGTCTTTTGGTCAGATGGCTAGCCTTGCTGGTGCGCCAGCCGGATACCTTCGTAAGTTGCCGTCAGTTATTGCTGGCATCAACCTACAGTATGGTCTTCAGAACTTACGCTCTGAGAACGTCAAGATGTTCTACAACCCAGAACAGAATCAGTTGCTTGCCGCTACTGGTACTGAGTACGGGCGTGTCTACGATTGGGAACTCGTCAAGGCTGTACGCAAGATTGCCGGAGACGGCACTGGCGATACACGCTGGAAGGTTCCGGGCGCTATCAACTGGGGCAACATGACATACAACCCCAATGTCAGCATCACAAAGGATACAACCACGTTGTACGCCTCTGACCGTGATGTGTTCATGTTCCTAGTGGATGACACCCATCCAATCGAAATCGGTAAGTTGCCTAACGGCGACCCCGACTATGTGTTCCGTGGGTTCTACGTCTGGAACTCTGAGGTTGGTTCCAAGACGCTTGGTATTTCTACCTTCTTGTTCCGTGCTGTATGCCAGAACCGCAATATCTGGGGCGCTCAGGACATCAGTGAAATCACTATCCGTCACTCAAAGAACGCACCTCAACGCTTTGCCGCAGAGGTTGAGCCAGCCTTGCTGGAGTACTCCAATGCGTCAGACAAGGGCATCATCCTTGGTATTCAGAATGCCAAGAACGCCATTGTTGCTAGGTCAGATGATGATCGGCTCCAGTTCTTAGGCAAGCAAGGCTTCTCTGCCAAGCAAGCCCAAAGAATTATCGACAGAGTCGTCACCGAGGAAGGCACTAAGCCTGAGTCAGTCTGGGATTTCGTGCAAGGCATCACCGCCGTAGCACGAGACATTGGTCATACCGATGACCGCATCACCCTTGAGAGACAGGCTGGCAACCTTCTCAAGAAAGCCGCTTAATTAACCCAAAGGAGATAACTATGGAGACGGAATGAAAGATGACAACTGGCAGACCCATGTACGCTATGAAATACAGGATGCCACTTATGACAAAGATCGACTACTGGAGATAACACAATGCCTTACACAAATGGAATCCCTCGACCTGATACCTGACGACATTGCATCAGACCTATTCAACCTGATTCATATTCACAACTCATCAGACTTGTAACAAGCACAGACGGGCAAGCCCCGTCTGTGTTTTCTTTTTATCCCCGACGGCAGACTCGATAGTTCCATGCCGACGGACTTAATATTTCCATGCCAAAAAAGACTCAGCCACCCGAAGGTGGCTGAGAATAGCCCATGAGGTTCGCTACAAACCTTGAATTCACGGGAAGGAGTTTGGCAACTAACAAAGAAAGCAGAGGGGAACCACTACATCTAGTGTCGGGAACCCTATACTACTTAAAAATACTATAGCGTGTTTGAATACAAATGTAAAGCACTGCTAATAATTTTATTCTTCGCCCATCCATTGCCACAAACCATCCAGTACTCTACGTTCCAGCGGAACCATTGAATCAAGGATGCGTCTTCTTAACTTCCATGCTCGATAGTTTGTAATACCAAGTTGTGATGCACAGTTACGCACACTTGTAGATAGCATTGCCTGATAGACGGAAGACCTATCCATCCCAAGACTACCCAAATGTGGGTACGTATCTGAAAGCATACGAGCCGATACCTTGCGCTCATTCGCATCCCCATACATCCAATATGTCCATGCCAGTTCGTCCTCTCCTAGGCGCTCTATGAACCCGAAGATCATGGCTCCCTGTGCATGGAAGTCATAGGCTGACATTGCCTCACGGCTCTTGACCTGATGCTTCTCCTTGGCAACAAAGACGTTGTGCGCCTTGCTGATGATGCTCTTGTGCCTAACCTTGAAGGCAAATCGCACTGCTTGCTCTGGAGAATTAAACATTACAGTTCTCCTATCAACACACGCAAACAATCTCTCTCGCCCCATTCCTTTGTGGCGACACATAGCACTACCTGAGTGTCGTCTTCATACACCACACGGTTCAGTGCATCAAGCACAATCTTGACAATGTTGTCCACGTCTGGCTTTGCCGGAGCAATCAACTGTCGTTGTGCCAACTCTCTCTTTGTTTTAGTCCAGGACTTCGGTATCTTGTACTCAGCACAGATCACCGCCGCAACCATCCCCGTCCACGGCTCATAATCTCCAAGTTCATGCCGTGCCGCATCCCTTAGAACGCTCTCGTATGACCTCGTTGCTTGAGGAGTAATAGCAACCCCTGTCTTACGCACAAAGTGCGGTCTACCCTTCCCTATCACCTTGCCGTATACGGCGAACTCAATCTTCTTGCCGAAGTCTAGGTTCTTTTCGATAGTCATAGCAACGCTCCTCTGCCGCCCGTAAATAAAGTTTGCACTTTCTTGCGAGGATGTGTTCTCCATTCCATTGTTCCTTGTAGTACTTGCATCCATGACACGTCATCCCCCGTATGCTCGGCGTTCCATCCGCTCGTTTGCTTGTGTTGTTCTCCATACTTCTATTTCCATTTCTATTCTGCGAAGCAAGAACTTCAACTTGCTTTCTGTTTCTGTCGCTGACTTGATTGCATCAAGCAGTTCTAAATAATCTTTGTGTGCATAAGCCTCACGCTCTTGACCCGATGCCGTTTGAATGCCAAGGCGTTGCGCCTCCTTCATCAGGATGGCTATCTTGGATTTCTTAAAGTCTTCCACGTAAACCAAGTGCGCCTTAGCAGTGGAGTAGTTGTCTCCAGCATCTCTGAATTCGATCAGCAGTTGTTCTATCTTTTCATTTGACACACTCTCTCCTTTTAGAATTTAATAAAACCTTTGCGACCAGCAATCAAGTAGGTCTTGGCTATCGCTTCAAAAATAAACTGACGCTTCTCTTGCTTGCTCATGCTCATGCCTTGGTCATACTCTGTATGACAGCGATAGCACAACCAGCCGACCATTGAGTCATCTGCCTTGTTGCCCTTGCCCTTACCATGTTCAATGAGGTTGGAGTGAGCGGCAACAATCGTGTCATCAGAATTCCCGCACATCACACACGACTGACCTCGTGCCATATCCAACCACTTGCGACTTCTGAATTGCGTATTCACACAGGTCTCCTATTGGGGTAAGTTGCGCCCAAGTTAATTCGTAATGGGACTTCCCTTCACGCACAGATGGCGTAAGGTTTTGAGGCTGGAAAAGTTCTGCGCTTGTGGCAAAACCTAGGATATGAATCTTGGTTCGCTCAACCTCTGCCAAGATATAAATTTCTGAACTGGTATCCGCCTTGTACTGAGGTACTTGGAGACACTGGTTCTCTTTGTATGGTCTGGTCTTGACATCGCAAGACAAGCCTTTGTAGACGCAGTCATGCCCACCAGACCTACGCTCAAAGGTTAGGTCAGGGTAGACGTTCAAGTATTTGCATACTGCAAACTCACCCAGTACTCCATCGATGTTGATGTCAATGGAGTCCCTGTAGCCGACCATGCGCTCAGTTACACCAGCCGCACGATTGACTGACTGGCGACTGACCGCCAAGTGTGTCGCAACCCCTATCTCAGAGGGGGACAAGACAACTGGAACGTAATACTCGTTCTGAGTCATCTCTTCTTCCTTTTTAAACGCATCTGCTCTTTCATGCGTATGGCTTTCTCAAGCGGTGTTTCAATCGGCGGCAAGGAGATGCAAGGCACAACTCCGGGAGGAGACTTCTCTCCAATCTCCAAGCCACCCTCACACGCATACATCACCTTGCTTCCCGGAAACTCAGCGTTCATCTTGTCGTAGAAGGCTGACACCTCAGGCATGATTGACCTGAGTTGTTCCTTAGTGAACATGGCATTGGCTTCAGATATGGAGAGTTTCAACATCACGTTCTCCTGAGGCGTAGTCTTTACCGGAGTATTTGTGGTTGGTTGCTTCTTCGTATCTTCCACAGTCAGGTCTCCAATAAAGTTCTGTCATGCCGGGGCGACCAAGCCATCGACTTCTGATTTTTTGTACGTGTATTTCTGATGGCGCTTTAGGATTTGTTTTGTCCCGATGCACCGTCACGATGTTGTCTGCCTTGTTGAAGAAGTGGGCAGAGCCTGACACTGAGTACCCATCAGGTACTGGGTAGTGACCTTCCTTATCCTTGAGCAACTTAGCGGGATGGGCTACAAGCCACACATGAACGCCTTGTTCACGAGCAAACTTGCGGATGTACGTTAGGAACATCGAGATGTATTCGGTCTCGTTGATGCCTTCCTTGCGCTTCGTATGATCGAGTTCGTTGTAAGGGTCAATCACCAGTCCACGCATACCGAAACGCTTTACTAAGACCTTGGCTTTATCAAGCACCGCCTCAATGGTTGGTTGCTCTGGCAAGATGAAATGAAAATGCTGATGCAACCATTCCTTCGCCTCTTCAAACTCTTCACGAGTCATGAGTTTGATGCGTTTCTTCATGTGCTTTTCCATCAACTTGGCTGAGTGCCAAGTAATCGGTTGATTCTCTGGTGAACACACACCGATAACCCATCCACTTTGCTCAGCAAGATTGACTGCTAAAGCGTCAAGCCATTCTGATTTCCCCATGCTGGGAATTCCAGTTACCAATGTCCATTGGGCTGGCGTAGGGGAATACAACTCGTCTACATTCTTCCATCCTGTTGCTTCGCCCTTGGGCATACCATCTTCGTAGATGGCGTTCAAGTCTTCGGCGATGTCGTAGACAGAGAACAGTCCCTCAACTGGGAATGTCTGTGCATTGTTGATGCACTGCGCCAGCACCTCTGCGCCATGCTTGAGCAGTACCTCATTGGCATCTTTGCACCCCTCAACCCACGTCACACGCAAGCAACGCTCACGCCCCAAGCGACGAGCAAGTTCTTCTTCTAACTTGCGCCCCGGCTCATCGTTATCTACCGCCAAGATAAACGTCTTGATGTTGTCCAACTTGTCATCGTCAAGGTACTCAAACTTAGTCTCGTAGTTCTTGGACGTAGGCGCTGGCGCACCATCGGGTACAGAAATTCCGTTCTTAAACCCAGCAACCTCAAGGGATAGGGCATCGATCTCGCCCTCGGTAATGATGGCGGTATCGGTTACATCATCGATCTTGTAAAAAGTTTTTTGTGCGCCGCCGACCTGACGAAAGTTTTTCTTTCCGTCTCGGTACTTGATGTTCACGACCTCGCCGTCTCGATAGTACGGGAAGGCAACGGCACGAACTTCTTCCTCTACCTGAGGCATCCAGACCGTCAGCGTTGTGACGTGGTTGCGAATCAGGACATCCTTGTTCAAGCCACGGGTGGCAAGGTACTCAAAGGTCTTGTCGGTTAAAGGCTCAGGCTTGAATTCAGGCTTGAAGTAGGTTTTGGTGTGGGCGACAGTAGGCTTGGAGAACTCGCCTGTCTTGAGTCCACCTGACCAGCCGCAGTGCCAACAGTTCCATATTCCCTTGTCCGTATTGACATTGAGGCATGGATAAGATTTTTTCTTACGAAGATGACTGCACTTGGGGCAAGGTACTTTGACTTCTTCGCCAGAGCGATTGCCAAGGTCAATTCCAAAAGAGGAGAAGTCTTTATACACAAGCAACTCCTTCAAATTCTGTAAGAATTTGCTTATGTATATCTATATTTATATTTTTTCTTATAGAAAAAATATATATATCTTTAAATTTAATTATATATATATATCTATATAGCAATTTGTGTGCCAACGGGCTAAGAACTCTGTCAGAAAATAACGACACGTAAGCAATTAACATAAATTGTATGTATTTTGCTTGAGTTAGCACCATTTCTGTGCAAAAATGATTACAGATTTTGTAAGCAACCATTATTTTTTCTCCTTAAATTTGCGAGGTAGCGACTCGTACGTATTAGCAATACGCAAGAACAAGTTTAGCAGAACAAATAAATAATTGCAATTAGTAAACGAAACTTTCAAGGAGGTACAATGAATTCCGCTACTAAACGTGTCGCTGTCAAAAGCAAGAAAGTAAAAATGTTTCCGTTAAAAAAAATCGAGCGACCGGACTCGCAAGAGAAAGAAAAAAAGAAGCGCTATCAACGCAGAGTTCTAACTGATGATGAGTCACACGATCAGGCGCAACTTAAATCTATTTGGGAAACCAAACATGATTCTTTGCACCTCACTCAAGCGCAACTAGCAAAAGAATTTGGCTTTAAAAACCAAGCCGCTATCAGCCAGTACCTCAATGGGCGTATACCTTTGAACATGGAGACGGTGGCGAAATTCGCCAAGGCTTTGCAAGTAAAGGTAGAAGACATTTCTCCACGCTTTGCCAGCGCTTTGCCGCCTCCGATGCCCAAGGATATGGTCATCAAAGTATCCGATGTCACCGCACTTCAGTTCGTTCGTTCTCTGAATGACTCCATGTCTCCAGCAGTGAACAAAGGCGACCTCATGGCGATCGATGTGAACGACACAAGCCCCGGCGGGATGAGCATTCCAACAGGGAAAATAGTCGCAGTATTCCGCAATAAAGCATAACAAATAAAAATATTGCGTATTGCTATTGACAATTGTAAGTAACGCTCCTAAACTTCGTATGTGTTCGCTACACATTCAACAACGAAGAGGAGCCTATGAGCAAAGAAGCAGAAGCGAGAGAAGCAAGCCCACCCTCAACCTTTGAGCGGCTGGCATCTATCAACGTCAACGAGTACGTTGAAAAGAAAAACGGACTTTCCTACGTGTCGTGGGCTTGGGCAGTAGATCAACTACTGCGCCAAGACCCAACCGCTACTTGGGAATATCTGTTTTGGGACAACAAGCCTTACTGTCCCATCGGAGAAACAGCAATGGTGTTCTGTCGGGTGACTGCCTTTGGCATCACACGCACAGCCCAGTTGCCTGTGATGAACCACCGCAACCAACCCATCCCAACGCCCAACTCTTTTGAGTTGAACACTGCAATGCAACGTGCGCTTGCGAAGGCTATCGCCTTGCATGGACTTGCCCTGTATGTGTATGCGGGTGAAGACACACCTTTGGAGTACGGCAATGAAACCAACACTGATTTACCCACTGTCCAACAACCGAAGAGTGTTCCGGCTAAAGCCCCTACAGCGCCTAGCCCTGTGGCTTCTAAGCCTGTCGCAAAAGTTCAGTGCTTGGGCGAGAACGAAATAAAGACCATCAGGGAATTGGCAGAAAAGGTTGGAGTGAACGAGTTGGTAATAGCCAAGGCTTACAAGGTCGACACCTTGGCAGAAGTGCCGTTGGCAAAGACCGCTCAGATCATTTCCAAGTTGCAAGAGAAAGCCGCTAAAGCGGTAACCGAAACAGAAACCACGGAGTAAAAAACATGGCTTACGACAACAAACAAATCACAATCGCAGTATTCGAAAACACACGCCGTAAGGCAGACAACCACCCCATACAAAATGTCGTCGTGACATTTCCTGATGGCTCAAAGTTTGAGGGTGGACTGTGGTCAAAGCAATCCAAGACTGGACTGGACTACATGAGTGGCACGTTGCGCCCAGCCGAGGAGCGTGAGCAGTACGCCCGTCGTGCAGTACCAAGCCGTGCGCCCAAACAAGTTTCGGAAGAGGTTGACTTCGGATGAATTTAACAAACTTGAAGGGTTTACCCGATGCGTTTGTATCAGCAGTACGCAATGATTCCTATGTTGGCGGTGGGGATATTAGCGCTACTAAATTGATTGATGCTCCACAAAAGCGTATTCTGAATAAAACATATAAGCATTACGTAGTAGAAGACGTAAGTGAACGTGTATGGTCGCTAATGGGTCAAGCAGTACACACCGTGCTTGAGAGAGCCGGAACAACTGCTCTGGTCGAGGAGCGCCTTTACATGGACGTTAACGGATGGCAACTGTCAGGACAGTTTGATCGTCTACATCTTGGAGACAAGGCTCTTCAAGACTGGAAGGTCACTACTGTTTTTAAAGCGAATGGTAGTGAGGATTGGGAGAGGCAACTCAACGTGCTTCGTATGTTGGCGAAAGCCAACGGGTATGAAGTAGACACGTTACAAGTCATCGCCATCTTTAGAGATTGGCGTAGATCAGATGCCTCTCGTAATCCTGACTACCCACAAGCAAGCGTAAAAGTAATTGAAGTCCCAGTATGGGATGACGCTAAAGCGACGGCGTATATCGAAGAACGTATCGCCTTGCATCAAGCGGCAGACCGTGGGGAAGAAGTTCTTTGCTCTGATGAGGAGCGCTGGTATGCGGGAACCACTTATGCCCTTATCAAAGAAGGAAGTAAGAGGGCAAAAAAAGTCTCAGTGAATCGTGATGACCTTGGGGAGCCTGACAAGGGATACGTGATTGAAGAGCGTAAGGGCGGGTATAGACGGTGTGAAAACTTTTGCGAAGTTGCGCCGTTTTGCAAGCAGTTTAAATCAACGCAATCAAACCAAGGAGATGTAAATGTTGATACCTATTGAAGATGCGGCGCAGTACCTAGGAATAAGTAGCGAGTCAGTTCGCTACTTGGCTCGACATGGACGTATACCAGCCGCCAAGGTTGGACGTGCATGGAGGTTTCATAAGCAAGACTTAGACACGTTCATTCGTTCGCAGTACAGCGAAAAAAAGGATGTTGCTAAAGCAGAAGTGTCGGAGGCTTGAGTATGGCTACCGTAACCATAAAACTAATAGACGAAGCAGATGGCGTGTCCATCCTGATGGATTGCGACCAAGACCCAGACAAAGTACTCACGCCATCGATGGTGATGGCGGGTTCTTTTGCTGACTTTGTAACCGCACTAAGGGCTACTAACAACAATGCAGTGTCAACTATGCAAGAGCAAGACAGATGTCATTGATACTCGACTCCAAAGTGACGGTTCACTTAGACGAAGACGGCAGTGTCAAAACTGCAATACCCGTTTTACTACAGACGAAAGACTGTCAGGAACCTCACGTCAGGAGCGAGCGTCAGTACCCAAACCACACGCAAGTAAACCTAAAGCAAAACCCAAGTCAGCCAAGGTTGTTCCAAAAAAACATACCCCAGAGCGGCGAAGGGAAAGCACGTTTGAATTAGAGAACGTGTGGAACAGGGGGGCGGCTTATGAAGAAGACCTACGAGACAGCGGAATCACACCCAACAGAGATGATGAGTGGTGATATGACGCAACTACAAATGAGCGGCAGAACCATGATGCTTCTTTCAGAAGACCTCAAGCGTCAACGAGAGATCAACACAGAACTGCACCGCCATGTAAACGATCTACACAGGGAGATCGGCGTACTGCGCTACCTAGAAGCACACATCCATCAATACATTGAGGGTGAGGCAGAACTAGATGATGAGCGCCTCCAAACACTTTTTGAATCACTACAAAGGATAAGAGGTTTTTATGCTTAAAGATTTTAATTTGGAACTTCACAAAAAACTTGAGAAGATTGATCAAGGTCGCACACTTAATAGCGTCACTAAGCCACGAGGAAGACCACGCAAGGTGGTTGAGGCTGTGGTTGCCGACTTGGTAAATCATCCAGCACATTACAAATCGCACCCGTCTAATGTCGAGTGCATTCAAATAACAGAACACATGAACTTCTGTTTGGGTAACGCCGTCAAATATATTTGGAGAGCGGGACTTAAATCAAACAGTAAGGTAGAAGACTTGCGTAAGGCACGGTGGTACATCGACCGTGAGATTCAAAAAGAAATCTCCGGCAAGTAATGGACAGAGCCACAGGGTGGCGCAAGCGCCAAATACAAAGAGAGTGGATTGGCTTGACTCCCGATGAGCGGGAGATGCTCAAGTTCCAGTGCATCAATCAGAAGTCATGGACTCTTGATCTCGATGAAGATGCTTTTGCTGAAGCAATCGAAGAGAAACTCAAGGAGAAGAACACATGACACCAAAATTCACACAACTACTTGAGCAATGCATCCTTGACGGAGTTATTCTTGGACACAAAAGAGCCTACAAACACAACGATGCACCAAGTGAATCAGATATTAACCAATCAATCGTGAATGAAGTGCTTACCGAAATACATGAGTGGTTTGATTTTGAGGATACAAACGAGAAGAACACATGACACTAGATGAAATCATTAAGATGGCTAGACAGGCTGGGTTTGACTGGTCTGGCAAAGATTTAACTTTTGAATGTTTTATTTGCACCGAAGAATTGGAAGCCTTTGCCAAACTGGTAGCAGAGAAAGAGCGTGAGGTGGTGGCTAACTGGATTATGGATAGAGGTTTTGCTACTGGTCATGGAGATTCTATTGTTGATTTGCTTGACCAACTTGAATGGCAAATAGCAGAGAAAGAGCGTGAGCGATTAACTGATGCCGCAATGAAAGCGGCTGAGAAAGCAGTTGATGTAGCAGTTGCTCTTGAGCGTGAGGCGTGTGCAAAGGTGTGTGAAGAATACGACAACGGCAGACACGCTAATGCCGCTGACTTGTGCGCCGAAGCCATCCGAGCAAGGGGACAAGCATGATGGAAACCATCATCAATATATGCGTTCTTGTGCTGGCTCTGATTGGAGTCTTAACTATTATTGGCGTGTTTGTGTTGGGTTTGTTGATGTTTTTAGAAGAAAAATAATACGGCTTGACTTGCGTACTGCTTATAAGTTACAATAATTATGCGGTACTCGACGTAAGTTGCTACAGAGGAAGGAATAGATATGGCAATCTACAAACGAGTTGATACATGGTGGTATCGCTTTACTGTGAATGGTGTACGTTACAGAGGCTCATGCTTCACGGCAAACGAAAAGGCGGCGCAAGAGTACCACGATGACTTGAAGTCTCAGGTCTGGCGGGGAAAGCATCTCAAACGAGACGAGCGACGCACTTGGGCGGAAGCCTTGAATCGGTGGCTTGACGAACACGAACACAAGCGAACCCACTTGGGAGATGTAAGTTTTGGTCAGTGGTGGACGACTCGGTTTACCGAGCGCAAGATCAAGTTCCTAGATGAGATCACACCTGATGTCGTCAAGGCAATACGAGACAAAGAAATCAAAAGACCAAGGCAGAGGAACGGTAAGCCTATTGCGCCAGCCACAGTCAATCGTAAGATTGCACTCCTTAGAGCGGTCATCAATGCCGCCGCAAGAGAGTATCAATGGTTGGAGACTGCGCCACTATTCCGATGTCTCCCAGAGAAGAATGAACGAGTCAGGTTCATCACGCCAACAGAAGTCCACCGACTCCTTGCGGCTCTTGAAGAACCTTATCGTTCAATGGCGAGGTTGGCGGTTGGTACTGGGTTGCGACAAGGCAATGTTTTGAATTTAACTTGGGAACAAGTGGACTTCCAAAACAGAGTTCTTAGTTTCCCAGACAAGGTGATGAAAAATAATCTTCCCCTTGTCATACCAATCAACCAAACAGCGATGGAAGCGATACGTCCGTGGGTGGGCAAACATGAGAAGTATGTGTTTGTCCGAAGTGATGGGACTAACGTGCGGCAAGTTTGCTCGAAGATGTGGAAGGCGGTCTTGAAAGAGGCTGGCATTACCAACTTCAAATGGCATGACTTACGTCATACATGGGCAAGCCTGATGCGTCAGTCGGGTATGGGTTTAGATGTGATTCAAGAGTTGGGTGGCTGGCAAGATTCAAACATTGTTAAGCGCTACGCCCACTTGTCAGTTGATCATTTAAGCCAGCACTCGGGAGTGCTAGATGGGGTGTTAAAAACACCTTTGGCACAAATCAGACACATTGCTGTTGCAAGTTAGTAGTTGTTAACTGGCAATCACTGGTATTTCTGGTGGGACGAGCGAGATTCGAACTCGCGACCAACGGATTAAAAGTGGTAAAGTTATACAGAAGTTATTGCAAGTTATGTTGCTCAATGTTGAGTTAAATCAACAACTTACTTGTCGAGACCGCACTCTCATAAACAGTAATACGGAGTTGTGTTTAGATACGTTCTGGCACAAATCTGACACAAGGAAACATCATGGATGACGCTACAAAGAAAAGAATCGAAGACCTTGAGGATGCCCTCTTGATCACAACTAGACAGTACCAGACTGAGGTCGGAGAACCTCGCCGGATGCTCTTGCAGATCAAGGAACTGATGGGCAAGTTTGACTGGGAAGCAGTCGAAGAGCCGCCCGAGTTGCGCCAAGTATTGGCGCTCGTCGATAAGGCGGCTAGTCGGTTTTAATTCCCAGAAACCAGCCTGTCTCGGAACCCAGCCTGAATAAAGCGCTGGGTTGCCAACTTGTACAAGGTCTTGGTGTTGGCTTTCAGTTGGTTCTGAGCCGCCACCAGTTCCGCTTCCCGCTCTGGGGTGATCGTGCCGTTCAAGCGCATCACCTCAGTATGGCGCTCAAAGGTGTTGAACTGAGAGGACTGCGCCCTTAGGTTCTTGTCCACAATCTGGATTGCTTCCCAAGAAGACGCAACATTCGGGAACCTCTTGTTTAACTCGGCTTTTCTGGGGGAGTTGTCGGGAGTGTTCTTCATCTCGTTGATGACCTCACCCATTTCGTCCTTGACCTTTCGGAATGTCTCAGCGTCCTTCATCTCAGGAACATAGGCAGAGAATCGGTCAAACAACGGCTCCTTCTCACGACCCACATCTAAGCCTTTGGCTTGCCTTGCGGCAGTGCTTGCCAACTTGTACGTCTCGTTGATAGTTCCCGGCAAGTACGAACCAACGATGTGATCAATCAATGCTGGGTTTATGTCCACGCCCTCACGGGTAAATGGATTGCCACCTGTCAGTGCGTGAATCTTATCTGTCGTCCACTTGGATATTGGGCTGACCGATCTGAATGCCTTCTGGGTATCAGGCACAGGGGTTTTGTTGTAGTCATCAGACTTGTAGATTGGAGAGCCGTGCCTGTTCTCATTGAGCATCCACTCAATTACGGGTAAGATAAAGGTAGGAGCGACTGTCTTGGCGACGGCAACTGCTGGGGTGGATGCGTCAGCAATCGACCCGCCAACAGGCGAAAAAGCCTCAAACCAAGTAGCGGCAATCCGCTTGGCAGTCACGCTCCAAGGAACTCCATACATCAAACTGTCCATTGGGAAGTAGCCCATGGCATACAAAGCGTTCCAACCATAAGGCAAGGGGATAGCCTCACCTCTCTTGTCTGCACGGATAACGATGGATGTTCCCCGCTTATAGACTGGAAGTTTGTCAATCTTGTTGATGCCATCGTCATCGTCTCCGGACAAGGCACGACCCAGCATATTCATCATCATGCCGAACGTCATCCAAGCGCCAGCCAATGCCGCAAACTTGCCCTTGTTGTTGTACATCAACTTGATCATTCCGGCAGTACCCTGTACCGCTGGATTAAAGAACAAATACAACTGGCGGAGTTCCTTGCCAGAACCCCTCATGTTGAAGTTGACCGTAATCTCGCCAGCCAATACCGCCGCATCTGGCTTACTCATGTTCCCAAAGCGTGGGTCTCTTGCCACTTTATAGGTAGCAACCCTAGGAGCCATCTCCAAAGGCAAGATCACCAACTCTAGGAACTTCAAGAGACCTTTGATCTTGACGATTGGAACCTCGATTCCTTTCGGTCCATTGATGGCTCGTTCTATGTCAATGATCTGATCTTCTAGGTTGTTCCTGTTGATGAATGAAGTTAAACCACCTTCCTTCTTCGCCTCGAGATAAGCGGCATACATCTCTCTACTTGGCTTTCTCATGCCAACGAATGCAAGCAATCCGTTCTTTGCCTTCTGCCCAGCGGGAGTCTTGACGTTGATGTCATTGATTGCGGCGAACAAGGTTACGTGCATTGCCGCTGGCAAAGCCTTGATCATTGCGTTAGCAGAACCCTTGCTTAACTTGCCGTTGGCTACGGCGTTGTTGTACATGGTCTGAATATCACGCACGAAGTTAACTGGAACCCACAAGGCGTTCCAAGTAGTCATCATTGCGCCCATTGTTCGGTTGAACATTCCACTCAAGGACAGGAGGGGCGATGCTTCTGGCGGATACACCATGCCATGCAATGCTTCGGCTACCGAGCCAGTGCCTGATTCCTTGAACCGGATAGTGACAGGGATGCCGCCGACCTTAGCAACCATCACATCTTTTTTGTTGATGTAGAGCGGGTCTTCGACCAACTGGACAAATCCATCAGAGCCAATCTTCTGAACTTTTGCTTGCTCGTTGATCGAGACAAACGATGGGTCGTAGTTGGTTTCCAGCAAAGCCAAAACCTTCTGAGCAACTAAGTTCTTTTGACCACGTATTAAGGAAGCCTCGAATCCAACCAGTGTTCTGGCAAGTACATCGGGCGCAATGTCTCCACGACCTAATGCTCGTTTGTCTTTGCCCTTGACGTTGAACTTCTTACCAACATTAACGCTTGGGTCTGAACTTGAGTCAGCATCCAAGTCTTCGTTGATACCGGAAAGATTACGATAGTGCTTGTATGCCGCCTTACGTCTAGCGCCTTCATCCGCCTTGATCAATCCTGTGCTGACCTCGTAGTCCACCTTGGCATCACCCATCTTGTCGAGCAACTTACCAATTTCATAGAGTTGATCACGGAAAGGCGCATCCTCCACACGCTCAAGGATGTCGAGATATCCGGGGATTACCGAGCCATCGATCTTGGTTCTGGTACGAGGAGCCATACCTGAGCCGTAAGGATTCTTAGGGCTAACTTGCAGTACGGCTTTGTTTCGCTCCTCAGCAGTCTGAGCCACTAAGAACTGATTGACGATCTCCTCAGATGCGCCATTCTTTCTGGCTTCCTCAAGAAGGTTGTTGATTGGCGTGACATATTTCTTCTGGAAGTTTTCCAGCATGACTCCAGTCTTGCGCTCATAAAGAGTCAAGGCTGTCTTCAAATCAAAGTCACCCAGTCTGCCTTGTTGCTTCAGATGGTCAATCAATCTAAAGACAGGAAGGTACTCGTTCTGACCATACTGCCATGCCCTCAGAAGCCACTGCTTCATGTTGCTCTCGTCAGAGAACCTTGGGATTTCAACAAAGTCAGATGGAATCTTGTCGTCAACATAGAAGCCGGAGCGTCTGCGACGTTCCATCTTGCCGTACTTCTGCATGACGGCAAGCACATCCTCATAGTTATCGTAGACCTGAGAAGAGTAGTTGTTCCGGATGTCCCCTTGAGGAGCCGTAAACACATACCAATCATTTGTGATTGGATTAAATCGTGCGTAGGCGTGGAGGGTCTTGCCACGCATGGAGAAGATTTCGTATGGCAGATAGGCTTCGTTCAAACGAATCACATCTGGTGCGCCATTGAATGCTTGGTAGTCAGCGTTCTTTGCCCACTCACGGCTGGCGGATAAGACGTAGGACAACTCAGCGTTGCTCACGTATCCAAGCCAGTCAGCCACACGGGTAAAGCCCAACTTACGTAGACCAAACAGAACCTTACCAACATAGGCTTTGACTGCGCTAGGCGCTTGGTCAATCGTGTTGGCATCTGCCAGTACTTCTTCTGTCGCCTCAAGTCTGCCCATGCCATCTTTGACTTTGCTATCTACAAGCCTGCGAATGGTGGAGTTTGTCTTGTAGGTGGATTCAAGGAAAGCATCAAACTGCTTACCTAGGAAGCCACGCATACCCAAGTGACCATAAGCCTCGTGGAATAGAGTGAACTCGGTGTCGTCCTTGCTGACGATATAGTCAGAGAATAGGTAAATGTTTCCGGTGCTTCCGTCAAAGAAGCCCTTGGCTCCCATACCGTTAGATAAGCCAGCCAACTTGTCCATTACCCTTGAGCGCAGAGGCTCAGGGAGTTGACGTGGATTCGCCACGACTTGGACATTAGGAGCAATCTCCCAGTTTTTGGTCAGATCATGCACCCAGACATCTACGCTAGCGGCGGATACCACGCCCGAGAATGCGCCTTGGCGGAGTCTATCAGTGCCGTAGTCGTCACTGTAGTTCTCGTCATTGAATAGAAGATTGCCATCAATGTTTTCGGTAAGGTCAGCACTGTTACTGCCGCCGTCCTCAATGTCAGCAACATTGAAGTCCTTGCGGAAACTGCGCTTGCCAGCCGCATTCTCAAACGACTCTATAGCCATCTCTGAATTCATGTCATCGATGGTTGTGGATGACAGCAAATCAGTTTGCATCACTGTTGCCACATGGTCAGCCATGACATTAGTTACGCTAGTCTCGCCCAGCATTCGCTTGGACAATCCAATAGCGTTGTCAATGATGGCTTGCGCCTCATTCATATCGGCAAGTGTTAGGGCTGTGTAAAACTCTTCGTACTGCTGAGATGTGATGCCACCCATTTCTTGCAGAGTACCCAGTACTCCACGTAAGGATGACTCTTTATCTCTGCGGATAGAGTCTTCAACACGGCGCTGAACTTCTTGCATCCACTCAGCATGAGCAATAGCGTCTTGACCTTTAACCTTTGCGTTCTCGTTTGAGTTGAACGATAGGATTTCACCCTGTAAATCAGGGTAATGGCGCATAGCGTATTCAATATCCCGATGCCACTCACGAACTAACTGGTCTAAACCAATCCGCTTGAGTAAGGCTTGGTCTTTTTCTGGCAATGAACTTGGGTTCTTGAGTTGGTCAAGCGTGTACTTGGAAAACAGGAACTTATCAAGAACTGCCACATCTGCGTCAGTCACTACACCAACAGCATTCCTACGGGAGTTGAGTCCTTTGACCTCTTTGAGCCAACTCTGGTACTCAGCCTCTTCCTCAGGCTCAAGTGTCAGCACATCTTTGTAGTCAGGGTTTTTACCCAGTTTGACTTTGGAATTGTGGTAACTGGTGAGCCACTGGTCTTTGGCTTCATAGCCACCACCATTCTTCTTGACCCAGTATTCCAGCGTGTAGTTGAGCGCAACATTAGAGAATACGCCGTAGAAGTCTGCTGGCAAATCACGATTTGCTTTGTTGAAAACCTCTTTGACATCGCTTAATTTGAAGTCGCCATCTTGGATAGAGAGTCTGATTTCGTTGAGAGCATCTTTCTCGGTAATCCGTCCAGCCTTAATGTCTTCAACAAGACCTTCGATCGAAGTCTTGGCATCAAGCGGAGTGTTCTGAATGATGTCTTGGATTTGCTGAGACGGTTGGGTCTCTTCACGTCCTTGCGCCCATGCTGGCGGTTTGCCACCAAACAACTGCTCAAGGGTAGGCGCATAGCGTGAGCCACCCGAGACACGATTCATCTTGTCTGCTCTGGCTTCTTTCTCGCCTTCAGACATTTCCTTGTTTTCTTTGCGGGACTCTTTGGATGCGCTGATAGTTTCGTATGGGGTGTAGCCGATGCCCACAATGAAACTTCTCATGGCATCGTTGTATGCCTCATTGACCTCATTCATTGGAACGCCAGAGTTCATCGCCTCTGCTTTGGCGTTGTAGAGGTTGCTGGCAATCAAGTCTGCCGCAAGGTTGTATCGCTTGGCAAGAGACTCAATGCGAGTATCCATCGCCTCACGGATGTCAGAGTCCAGATCACGAGCCATTTGCATCAGCATCTGTTTGGATGTTTTGGTTACATCCTGTGCAATGCTTGGATCAAACTCTGTCAGTGTTCCAGCCTGTGACTTGAAATCAATATCGCCGGGTTCCGGCTTGTTATTGATAGCACGATAGATCATGTCAAGCCTAGCCCTGTACTCTTGGATTAGAGTTTTATAGGTATCAGGCTCGTACATTCCATTGACGATGCGGTTCAGTTCAGCCTTGAACTTCTCACCCTCTGGACTCATGCGAGGAGGGCGATTGGCTTCAGCCTCTTCACGCTTGGCTTTGTATTCGTTATACAAAGACTTCACATCAGCCAAAGATGTCTGATCTAAAAGAGCATTAAGGAAAGCCTTTTGCTTGACGGTCAACCCCTCAGACAATGATGCTGGTCTGGTCATCAGATCAGACAGAGTTAGTTCACGATTCTCGTTGAGCGCATCACGGACGATCTGATTGATAGCACCACGGTAGAAATCAATCGTCGTGTACTTGCCAAGGAACGACCTATCCTTGGTGTTCTTACGTGCGTTAGACGCAACATACTTTTGAACCAAACTGTTAAGGTTTGAATCAGGGTTATCTGCAACAAATGAAACTAAGAAGTTTTTAAACTCGTTCTTTGCATCACTGCGATCTTTCTCCAAAGATCGGTTGTCTTTCTCGATCTCTTTAATTCTGCTAGTCAGCCTGTCAACTAGACCTTGATCTTTATCTGGGCTACCGTTTTGCTCTTCAATGACTTGCTGGGCGTAATCAATACGCTCCTTGTTCATGCCAATCTTAGAGTTGATGAAAGCAACCGTATTGCTGTATTGCTTCCATTCCATTTCTGCGTTGAAAAAATCTCCCGTTAGAATTTTCTGCTGAATAGAGTCAAGTGCTTTTTTGCGATCAGCAATTACTTGCTGGACGGTGGTCGCATCACTGGGCATGAGTCGCTCTTCACGACTGTCGTATTTACTTGGCAAAGTAACTTCTTTGCCGCCCTCTAACTGATTGGTGATTTCGTTATAACGCTGGTTAACTTCACCAAACTTCGTATTGGCATCTGAAAGGGATTTAGTTAACTGCTCATTAGGTGCATCGCCAGCCTTGCGGACTTCTAGGTTAAGGTTGTCAATGTTCCTCTGTGCATCACGACGCTCTTTGGCGGCGGCAATGTACTTCTCTGCCGCCTCTAGTGCGACATCATCACCCTTCTCAGCCTTGGCAACAGTGCGCTCGAAGCGACTGCTCTTGCCGTCAGCACTGGTTACCACGCCACCAACGTCTCGATCGCCAAGACCAATCGTTAGGCTATCTGACTTGAGTTTTTCAACCCGTGCAGTTCTTTCTTTGGCACGAGCCTCGTTCTGCGCTTGCTCAACAGGGTTTGCAGTCTGGGTTTTTGCTTGGTTTTCAACAAATTTTTGGCGAAGTGGGGCGTTAACACGCTCAATCTGGTCGGCAGTGGCTTTGTTGTAGGCGCTTCTTAGTTGGCGGTCATAAAGATCGCCAGCATAGTCCTCACCAAACTTTGACCTGATCATGTCAAGAACAAACTTGGATGCCTCCTTGTACTTGACATACCCCAACTTAGCCGCCGCATCAAACATACGAATCAAGATCGGCATGAGTTTTTGTTCTTGCTCAGGAACTATATTTAGTCGTCCGCTTTTTGTGGCGAACATAGCCAAGTCGCCAAGTGCATCATTGAGGTCTTGTGTCGCTTGGGTTTTTTGTTCTTCTAACGTCAATTCTTTAGGTGGCTGGCTCATGTCTTGAGCCTGTGCCGTGTTAGCACCAGTCTCAATAACACCCGACTGGCTCATGTTTTGAGCCTCTGATGTGTTAGCAGTTGTTGACTGGCTCATATCCTGAGCCACCCCTGTATCAGTGGAGGCATTTGACTGGCTCACTTCCTGAGCCTGACCCGTGCTATCCAAGGTTGACTGGCTCACGTCTTGAGCCTGTGGTGCAGTAGGAGTTACAGGCTTTTTGTTAGCCTCAACCTCAGCCCTGATTCTGGCAATCTCTGCCTCCAATTGAGCGAGATAACTTGGGTCTTCCATTGCCGCATCTGTCTCAGCAGATACGTCCGACTCAGTACGTGGTTTCTTGCCGGGGAATTTAACCTTGCCACCCTTTGGTGGGTTTGCAATAAATACACTAGCCGCACCCATAAAGTCTTTAGCAAAAGATGGGTCATCGCTGATGATCTGCTCACCATTTGCCAAAGCCTCTTGGCTGTTCATGGCTACACGGAGTTCTTTCAGAACACCAGTTCTTTCGGCAACCTTGGTGATAAGGTCTTTGTCTGCCTCCGTACCGTTGTTGTGCAGTGCGGCAAGAAGAGCCACACCATTTTCAGCCTTGGTTGTCTTTTCGATGTCAATTGACTGAAGACGAATGTTGTCTGGTGCAGTACCAGTAAATGTGGTTTCAGTTTTTCCAGAATTAGTACCGCCGCCTGTGTCGCCAACGGCTTCTGTCTTGCCCATGTTGGTGGCTTGAGTCAGAGTTCCTGTCTTGTCTAATTTGTTTGTGCCATAGACCTCAGTCACAGACTGAGCCGCACCAGCCAAAGCCTCTATAACGGCTCCCAAAACATCTGACTTTCCTGTGGCGGCTAGTTCACCCAAGTATTCGCCAACACCTTCACCAAACGTCTCTAAGCCAGCGATAGAGCCGCCACGCATAATGCGCTTGCCGAAGGTATTTGATGCGTCGTATGCGGCTTTCTGCGCTGACTGCACAGCCTTAACCACATCGGGGCTTGTAAGCCCTTCTCGTGCCGCCGCCTCAAGCGTAGCGTTTTCAAAATTGGTTTTGGCTAGAGTCTTATCTAAACCACGGGAAGCGTTGACTGCTTGGTCTTGGGCTTCCTTAATTGCAAATGCGGCTTTCTCGGCATTGATGCCTTGAGATTCGAGCGCCTTAATAGTTGCTGACTCGATTGCCCTTGATGATGT